AGGCTACGCTGGGTCCAGGGAAGGTGCATAAAAGAGAACGGCGCGCCGGGGCGCGCCGTTCTTCCACTTCCGGAAAGCGGCTACTTCTTCGCCTCTCCGAGGATGGATTGCACCTTGCTGCGCGGATCGCGCGGGGTCCAGCGGCCGGACTCGACCAGGTGGAAGAAGCGGGCCAGGGTGGCGTTGAACAGGTCGGGCTCTTCCAGGTTGAGGGCGTGGCCGGTGCTGGGGAACACCACCAGCGAGGCGGTGGGGATGGTGCGCTTCATCAGCAGGGCGGGGTCCAGGCAGGGCTCGTCCTCGTCGCCGGTGGCGATCAGCACGGGCACGCTGATCTTGGCCATGCGCTCGGTCAGTTCGTAGAGCGAGGGGCGGCGCGCCTGGTAGCCGCGCATGGTGTTCGACGAACCCAGGTCGCTGTGTTCGGACAGCTGCTGCTTGAATTCGAGGAAGCCGCGCGGGTCCTTGTTCTGCAATTGCACGCGGGTGGCGGAGATCGCATAGGTCTCGGCGACGACCTTCATGCCCTTTTCCAGCATGCTCTTGGCGGTGGCCTCGACTTCGGCCTGGAACTGGCCGCGCTTGTCGGGCTGCGCGCCGTAGCCGCAGCCGCAGACGGAGGACGAGAGCGTGCGCTCGGGGTATTGCATGGCGAAATGCAGGGCCGCGAATCCGCCCATGGAGATGCCGACCACGTGCGCCTTCTCGATCTTCAGGCCGTCGAGCACGGCGCGGATGTCATCGCGCGCGTTGTCCTGCGAGTAGGACTCGAAGGACGGCGGCACGTCGGAAGGCGGGTAGCCGCGCGCATTGAAGGTGATGCAGCGGTACTGGCGCGAGAAGTGGCGCACCTGGGTTTCGTAGGTGCGGTGGTCGCCCGCGAATTCGTGGACGAAAATGATCGGGATGCCGCTGCCGGTCTCTTCGTAATAGAGCTTGGTGCCGTCCTGCGCGCTGACGTGGGGCATACTGTCCTCCTGTTCGGGAGAATGATTTTATGCCCGTTGCGGCCGGATCAAAAAGCATTTCGCCGCGCTTTATGGCGCCCATATCGCCTGGTTATGCCGGTTATCCGGCAGGCGGGTAGCGGAACCGGCTTAGGCGCCGTCGGGCTGGGGAATGTTGAACACCTGGCGCAGGTAGGCCAGGTAGCGCTCGTCCTCGCACATGTTCTTCGAAGGAGAATCGGACAGCTTGGCTACCGGCTGGCCATTGCAGCGGATCATCTTCATCACGATGTTCAGCGGCGTGTAGCCCAGATCATTGGTCAGGTTGGTGCCGATGCCGAAGGCCGTGACGCAGCGGCCGCGGAAACGTTCGTACAACTGGATCGCCAGCGGCACGTTCAGGCTGTCGGAGAAGACAAGGGTCTTGGTGCGCGGATCGACGCGGTTCTTCCTGTAATGCTCCAGCAGACGCTCGCCCCACTCGAAGGGGTCGCCGGAATCGTGGCGCGCGCCGTCGAACAGCTTGCAGAAGTACATGTCGAAATCGGCGAGGAAGGCATTGATGCCGTACACGTCGGCCAGCGCGATGCCCAGGTCGCCGCGGTATTCCGCGGCCCACTTCTCGAAGGCATAGGTTTGCGAATCGCGCAGGCGCGGGCCCAGGGCCTGGCAAGCCTGCAGGTACTCGTGCGCCATGGTGCCGAGCGGAATCATGCCGTGCTTGTAGGCATAGTAGACATTGGAGGTGCCGGCGAAATTGGTGCCCAAGCCGTCGCGCAGCTTGAGAAGCACTTCCTCGTGCCAGGTCTTCGAAAAACGGCGGCGCGTGCCGTAATCGGCAATGCGCATGTCGGCAAGCGCTGGATTGCCGGCCACCAGCGCGATCTTCTCATCCAGGCGCTTGCGCCCTTCCGCGTAGTCCGGCCTGGGCTGGGTATTGCGGAAGTACACCTCGTTGACGATGGACAGCACCGGAATTTCGTACAGGATGGTATGCAGCCACGGCCCCTGTACCCTGATCTCGATCTCACCGTTCGGCTGCGGGGTCACCTCGACGTGCTTGCGGTTGAGATAAAACAGGCCGAGGAAATCGACGAAGTCGCTCTTGATGAAGCGCAGCCCGCGCAGGTAGCGCAGCTCCGGCTCCTCGAAGCGCAGGGTGGAAAGCTGCTGGATTTCGTCGCGTATCTCGTCGGCGAAGGGCGCCAGCTGCACGCCGGGATTGCGGCACTTGAACTTGTACTCGACCTGCGCGGCCGGGAAGTGATGCAGCACCACCTGCATCATGGTGAACTTGTAGAGGTCCGTATCGAGCAGGGAGGTGATCAGCATTTTCCTCTTTCAGGCTGCCGGATTTCAGGCAGCCATGCGCGCCGGCTGGGTCAAGGCGGCGGCGCGCAGGATGATGTCCGGGTCATTGGCCGCGAGCGCCCCGGCGTCCGACAGCAGGCGGCGCCAGGCGCGCGCGCCCGGCATGCCCTGGAACAGGCCCAGCATGTGGCGCACGATGTGGCGCACCGTGGTCGGATGCTCGCGGCCCGCATTCGCCGCCACCACGCGCGCCGCGTAGTCACGCATTGCCTGCGCCACTTCCATGCGCGTGAGCGGCACGCCCATGTCGTTGAACCAGCGCGCATCGGCCTCAGCCATCCAATAGGGGTCGTGATACGCCTGCCGCCCTATCATCACGCCGTCCGCCTGCTCCAGCTGGGCTTCGACGCCGATGTGGGTGGTGATGCCGCCGTTGACCACGAAAGTGAAGTCCGGGAAATCCTGCTTGAGCCGCTGCGCGTATTCGTAGCGCAGCGGCGGAATCTCGCGGTTCTCCTTCGGGCTCAGGCCCTTGAGCCAGGCGCTGCGCGCGTGCACCATGAACACGGTGGCCCCGGACTGCGAGACGATGCCGACAAAGTCGCGCACGAAGTCATACGAATCGATCTTGTCGATGCCGATACGGTGCTTCACCGTCACCGGGATATCGACCACGTCGTTCATGGCCTTCACGCAATCGCGCACCAGTTCCGGCTCGGCCATCAGGCAGGCCCCAAAGGCGCCGCGCTGCACCCGCTCGGACGGACAGCCGCAATTGATATTGACCTCGTCGTAGCCCCACTGCTGCGCCAGCTTCGCGCACTGCGCCAGGTCCTCCGGCTCGCTGCCGCCCAGTTGCAGGGCCACCGGATGCTCCTCCTCGTTGAAATCGAGATGGCGCGGCACATCGCCATGCAGCAGCGCGCCGGTGGTCACCATCTCGGTGTACAGGCGCGCATGCCGGCTGATGAGGCGATGGAAGACGCGGCAATGCCGGTCGGTCCAGTCCATCATGGGTGCCACGCAGAAGCGCCAGGGACTTGCTACGTCAGAAGCCACAAAAAAGCCTGTTTAAATTTACATCAAAAAGCACGTTCCGCCATGATAATCTACGCGCCCACTGCTACGGATTTGCTACGGTATGGCGTCGATTATCCCTGTCGGAGACAAGTGGCGCGCCCAGGTGCGCCGCAAAGGGCACCCGGCCCAGACTAAAACCTTCGGGACCAAGATTCTGGCAGAAAAGTGGGCTCGCGGCGTCGAAGCCGCGATCGACGCCGGGCGCGCCGGCGTGCTGCCGAAGGGATCGCTGCCGGTGCGTAAGCTCATCCAGGATTACCGGGCCGAGTTTGCCGCGGCAAAACCCTTCGGCCGCAACAAGGCCGCCGTGCTCGGCTACCTTGAGACACACCTGGGCGGCGAAGACGCCTACACCCTGACGGCCGAGCGCCTGGTCGCCTACATCGGCAAGGACCGGCGGATATCCGGCGTGACGGCCAGCATTGACCTTACCTACCTGAAGACCGTGCTCAAGGTCGCCCGCACGCTCTGGCGGCTGCAAGTGCACCCGGGCGTGGTCGATGAGGCGCGCGAGCTGCTGACGATGATGGGGAAGCTGCACCGCAGCAATGAGCGGGACCGGCGCCCGACTTCCGAAGAACTCGATCAGATCTGCGGATGGCTGGACGAACGGTCCAACACCCTCACCCGCGACCACATCGAATTCATCCTCGATTCGGCGTTCCGGCCGCCGAGTGAGATTTGCGGCTTGCGCTGGGCAGACCTGAACGAGGTCGACAAGACCATTCTCATCCGCGACCGGAAAGACCCGCGCAAGAAAATCGGCAACAACCAGGTGGTGCCGCTGCTCGGCCGCTGCATGGCGGTGATCAAGCGCCAGCCCAAGGACAGCGAATTCATTTTCCCGGTCAACGGTGATAGCTGGAGCAGCCTGTTCCCGCGCGCCTGCGCGGAATTGGGGATCGTAGACCTCCGGTTATACGACCTCCGGCATGAGGCCATCAGCCGGCTTGTGGAAAGCGGGAAATACAGCATCCCCGAGATCATGCTGGTGAGCGGCCACAAAGACCCGAAGCAGATGATGCGCTACACCCAACTCCGGGCCAAGAACCTGCACGACCGCTGATTACGCTGGCTGCGCGGCGGCTGCTAGTTCGCGCTGAGCGTCGATATAAGCCGCCACGTCGGCAATGTGCGCGCACCACTTCGTGCCCAACTGAAACACCGGGAAAGGCATGTCTTCGGCGTAGATGCGATTGCGGGCGCTGGCCTCGGTGAGGCCAAGAAGTTCCGCGATTTCCGCAAGGTTCAGCGTCGGGCGGCCATCGGTCATGGCCAGCAGCATCAGTTCAGTTTTCATCGTTCAATTTTCCTGTTGCGGTATTCAGCGCGCCGATCGCGGCCGCGCGCCACAGCACGGTATCGATGGTGGCCACCTTCAGGCCGTGCCGAGCCGCCAGTTCCTCGCAAAGCGCTTGGGGCGTGGTCTGGAAGGCGTCGGCCAGCCGCTGCAGGTGCACGTCCGGCTTCGCGTATTGCAGGCCGAAGTTCTTGGCCAAGTGGTACTTGGTGATGTGGCCGATCCACGGCAGCGCGGCTAGGAACGCCAACTTGTCGGGCGCGGCCAAGTACTCGCCCAGCAGCTGCGCGCGGTTGCGCCACACGGAATCGATCGCGGCGCACTTTCCCTTGTGGCCGAAGACAGTGCCTGCCGACTCCCCAGCCTGTAGCGCTTGCTCGACGCGATCATAGATGCCGCGCGCCACAGTAAAGCGCATGCCGCTGTTGCAGATGACGAAGATCACCTCCAGGGCGAAGTGCTCTACGGTCTTGGGCTCGTGCAGGTTCTCCGCCCAGGGTACGTCATCTCCATACCCCGCCAGTTCGACGGCCGCAAGGACAGACGGAAAATCGATGTTCATGCCGAAATCTTCTCTGGGCGCGGGTTGTCGTACGGGCTGAATTCAGTATCGCCTTCGTCGGCAAATTGCACCTGCGCGGCTTGATTGCACTCCATGTGCCAGCGATGGTTTTGAAAGTCGCCGCAGTAGTTCGATTTCTCGTGCCGGTGCTTCTCGCCGACGTCGATGTTCTCGCCGCACCAGATGCAGGTGTGCCGCTTGCGGGCGACCGGAAAAGATTCCTCGATCAGCGCGTAGCTCATGGGTTCAACTTCGCCGGATAGTTGAACTCAATGCGGTTCACCAGCGTTTCGGGCGTGGTGCCGCGGTGCGCCTTGCAGAGCATCGCCACGAACTCAGCCGGCGTGAGGTGCGGGAAGCCCTCGGCGGCGCACTCCGCGCGCCCGTAGCCCGCGTTGTCGGTCATGGCGCGCAACGCCTCCCAGCGGGTGCCGAGAATCTTGATCACCGCCAGGCGCTGCACCGTCTCGCCCTTCTTCAGGCCCATGCCTTTCTCGACGCCCTGCACGAGGTCGCCGGGGACGAGGAAGCCCCAACCGAGGCGCCGCGTGACGGTCTTGCTGCGCTCGCGCACCTGCTGGGTGGTGAGCATGAAGGACATGTTTCTCACGCCGGCACCCTCGGAAAATGCTTCTCCCATGCCTTGCGCACCGCCGCGTCGCCGGAATTGAACCCGGCCTGCACCACATTGCGCAGATCCGCGTTCTCCAGGGTCAACTTCTCGGCCGTGGCGCAGCAGAAGCCCATGCCAGCAGCCTGCGCCAAGGCGCTTTGCGGCTCCCTAGGACCAGTTGCTGGGTCGGGAAAATGGGAGGCCCAGATGACAACCGCGCGGTCATCTCGGCAGTATTTCGACACCTTTCCTTCCTTGACCGTCTCGTAGGAAAGCGAAGGGCTGGTGACCCGCGTGATCTTCTTGCCGTCGAGTTCGATGAAATAGGCGGTGTGAATGCTGGTGGCCGGGTCAATGGTGCGCAGGCTCTCAATCAGCGCGCCGACCGTGTTGTTGGGGCATTGCCACTTTGGGGCGCCACGCAGCCGCGCCACCTCAGCCGCCAGCGCTTTCACCTCCGGGCTGATGCTTTTCTCCGCCCAGGCGAGGGCTTCTTCCAGGGTGACTTCAGACATTGGCGCTCTCCTGTGGCAACGCAAAGGAACGCCGCGCGCCGCGATACACCTCCGGTTTTGGCTTTTGGTGCCGCCCTTCGACCAGCGACGCGGATAACAGGAAATTCCAGTTCGCGCGCGTGTTGTCCACCACAGGCCCTGGCGTGTCGTAAAAGCGCGCTGCCTGGCCGCTGGCACGGCGGTAGAAAGGTTCCGGCGAGCAAAGTGCTTTGACGGACTCAACCGGTACCGCGATGTTGTCGTAGCCGTCATTGAGTTTGAGCGCCTGGTCGCGCGTGTACTGGCCCGTGGTCTCGCCCACCACCAGGGTGTAGCCGCAGTTGTTCGGCCCCCAGAAGGTGATGTGCTCGTGGTGCTTCTGGGTGTGCTTCAGGCTGGCAATGTAGTACATGGTTTCAGCCATCTTTTATTTCCCGTACAACGCCCAGGCCGGCTGCACGGCCACGATGGCGTAGTGATGCCCATAGACATGCCCCCAAGCTTCCGTGAAGGCGCGAAATCCCTTGCCGTTGCTACCGTCATGGCCTGGCTCTGCGCCAAAGTCGGCTCGCTTGAGCCAGCCTGAAACAAAGCCGATGGCCTCGGGCAGCGACAGTTCATACGGCAGCGGCTGCGAGCCGCGTTCCTCATGCCACAGCAGAAGCAGTGTCGAAATCCCGTCTTCGCACTCCTTCTGCTCGGTGTTGTGCCGTTGAACCGGATCGCCGTAGTAATTCGTCACGGGCTTGAGCTTGAGCAACTTGTAGTGCTTGGCGTGCCCACCTGCCGCGCCGGGCCACGCGATTTCCATCGCGATTGCGAGAGCCTTCTCGCCCTGGGAAGTAATGTCCAGCCGACGGTTATCCATGAATCGACTCCATTTCGAGTTTGATTTCGGCGGTGCGCACGATGCTCTTCACCTTGTGCACGTCCAGCTTCTGCGCGTAGGCCACGCGCTCGGCGCAAACCGTCGCCCAGGCTGCGTCCACCTCGGCGGTTTCAAGCGGGATGCTGTAGTACAGCTTTCGCCTCAGGGTTTCCAGCGGCTTGACCCCGATATCGAGGCCAAAGCGCTGATCGATCAGGCGCCAGGATTCAATCCAGCCTTCCAGCGCCGGGCAGACCTCGCAGAGTTCACCCTCGAAACTGCGGAAGACGGGGCGCCCCTGCACCGCGTCAATCTCGCCAGCGCGCAGCTGCGCGAACATCAGGTCCAGCGGGCGGAAGACCAGGTCCACCTCGTGCGGGAGAGGCCTGGCCAGGGTCGTGCGCTTGAGGCGCAGGTGGTTGCCGCGGCGGCGGGGCTTGGCGGAGGTGGGCATGCTAGGCTTCACTTTTCAGGAAGGAGCGCGCATGGCTACCCAACAAGAACACGACGCCTACATGGCGGCTTACAACGTCCATGAAGAAGCCAAGGTTGAGTACAACGAAATGATCGAGAGAATCTGGCGCACCGGGGGTGTTGGTGAGGAGGAGATGAAAAGAATCTGCGATTCCCTCAAGACCGCGCACGATGCATGGATGGCTGCGGCGGAGCCTTTGATGCGCTCGAAAACCGCCTAGTATTTCTTTATGCCCCGCGAACTCGTCTCCGCCAACCACATCACCATCGAGGCGCAGGCCATCATTGATGCCTTGCCCGAGGTTCGGGCCATCTCTGCCAAGATGAAGGCCGGCGAGCGCACCAGCTGGCCGGGCAAGCCGCTGGTGATGCACGGCCCCGACCTGTTGCGCCAGCCCGATGCGGACGGGTGCAACTGGGAATTCAGCCGCCACCAGGGCCGGCTCGATGGCCCCTTCGAGGAATGGTGGCCGCGCATCATGAAGGCGCTGGAGCCGCTGCGCGCCAAGTACAACATCCGGCAGACGTGGGACGGACCGTCGCCGCCCATGATCAAGCGTCGGGGCATGTAGCATCACGCGGCCTCCAGTTGTCGGGGCTGAAACTGGAAGTTGGCGCGCAGAATCGCTGCCGCCAGCTGCGGGCAGACGCTGTTCCCCACCATGCGCACCTGCGCTTCCTTGGTGAACGGTTTGCCGTTGTGCACCACATCAATCTTGTAGTTGTCGGGGAAGCCCTGGGCACGGTATAGCTCGCGCGGCTGAAGCATGCGCATGCCGATATCCACGATCTCGTAGGGCGCGCCGTCCACGTTGACCAATGCCATGCGGTCCTTGGTGGTGATGGCACCCATCGGCTCGCTGACCTTGGACCACTGGCCGCCCTGACCGTAATACTTCATCAGGAAGGTACGGACCTCGGCATGGTGCGTGCCTTGAGCGGCCACGGTGCCCAGCGGCGTATCGACCGGGTGCGCGGAGCTGGTGCCGTGCAGTTCTGCCAGGTGCGAAGCGACAACCGCGTGCTGGCCGCCGGTGGTGATTGTCTTGAGCGGTTCGCGGGGGTCGGTTGGCGCATTTCCGGTGGTGTTGTGCAGCAGCGTTGCCGTGGTCAGCGCATGGTGGTCCGACGTGGTGACGGTGCCGGCGGGCTGGTCGATCGGCGTGCCGACCACGCCGCCGTAGTGCTTGTTGAGCAGCGCCGCCACCAGCCCCTGCTTGACGCCGCCTGCCACGATGGTATTGGCCGGCGCCTCCAGGTCAGCCGTGCGCGGCACCTGGCCCTCGCGCTCGCCGTAGCCGGACTGGATGAGTGTGGAAGCCACTAAGCTGTGGTCGCTGCCACTGGTGGTGATGGTCGGATGCGGCTCTTCGACGGAACGATGGCCTTTGCCCCAGCGCTTCACGCCCTTGGGCGATACCTCGCCGTGCGCCGAGGTGACCATGATTGGAGCCACGATGCCATGCACGCTGTTGCCGCCACCGCCGCCAGTGGTGATGGTGTGCAACGGTTCATCAATCTTCGAGCCAACGCTGTTTTCCCGGAACTTGGTCACGAAGGGCGCCACCACAGCGGTATCGTATTTGCTGGTAACGGTGGCGGCGGGCTCGTCCAGGCTGCGCGGTCGGCTCTGACCGGCGCGGCCGCCCACACCGACCAGGTTGGCGCCGACTAGAAGGTGTTCGGCCTTGGTGGTGATGGTGGACAGCGGGTCCGTTGCACCCTTGACTTGAGGCCCACCTCCGGTCTGGCCGATTCGGGCGATGTTCGCAGCCACAAGCGCCTTTTCGCCGCGATGCGCAGAGGTGATCGTGGGCATCGGCGCGTCAATGTCGTTTACGCGGCTGTCGCCCGCATGCGTGACCGGCACGATGAACGGCTTTTGCGTGTTGATCACGTACCGGAAAATGCCCGTGGCGATGCGCTTCAGCGTGTTTTCCGCCAGCGGCTTCGAGCGCTCGAAAATCGACGGGCAAGCAAGCTTCCAGTCGATGCACTCTGCCGTGGTGCGCCAAGGCAGCAACAGCCCTGCTTTGACAGCCTCGCTCTTGGGGTCGCCGTGCGTTTGCACCGGTTTCACAATGGGCTGACCATCGCAGCGCGCCACCAGGAACAAGCGCTTGCGGATCGTGGGCGCGCCGTAGTCGCAGCCCTTCAGTTCCCAGTATTCAACGGCATATCCCAGGTTCTGCAGCTGGCGCATCCAGCGCTGGAAGGTGGCTCCCTTCTTCAGCGGGTCCGGCTTGCCATCGTCGCCCAATGGGCCCCAGTCTTCGAACTCCTCGACGTTTTCCAGGCAGATGATGCGCGGGCGCACCGCCTTTGCCCAACGGATCGCCTCCCAGGCGAGGCCGCGGCGCCGCCGTGCATGGTTCCGGTCGCGGAAGGGCTTGCCGCCGCGTGCCTTGGAATGGAACGTGCAATCCGGGGATAGCCAGAGCAGCCCGACTGGACGGCCGCCGCACACCTTCTGGATATCCAACTTCACCACGTTCTCGCAGTAGTGCTTCGTGTGCGGGTGGTTCAGCGTGTGCATCGCCACTGCTTCAGGGTCGTGGTTTGCAGCGATATCCGGGCTGAATCCGCACGCCATCTCGATACCGGTGGACGTGCCGCCACCCCCGGCGAACAGATCCACGATCAGTTCGTCCTGCAGGCGAAGCTCGAATTGAGGCTCGCGGCGGTGCAGTGTTTCGTGGCGCGCGCGGGCGCGGTGATGGATGCGCGCCAGGTCGGCGCTTGGCATCTTACGTTTGGTCATTCTCGGCGGCTACTCGATGGTGATTTTGATTTCTGGCGCTACGGCACTGCGCAGCGCGGCCTCGATCGTGTTGGCTACATCGCTCTTGATCTCGGGCGCCTTGACGGCGGATTCCGGGATAACAACCTTGGCGGACAGCACGGGGCGCCTGAACAGCAGCTCAGGCACTTCGAGCTTGAATTCCAGCGCCACCTCACCGGCGGCAAGCTCGGGCGCCCGCTCGGTGATGCGGGCGGAGAGCGGCTGGTACATGCCGCGCTTCTTTCGGCGAAGCACCAGGTGGAAGGTCTGGGTGATGGCGCTCACGGCAGCGTCTCCCCGTCTACCTGCGCCACCAGCGCCTTCAGCAGCTCACGGCAGGAGGCGTGGCTCTCGATCACGCCCTCGCTGGCGACGGCGCGGCGCGCCCTGGCCAGGGGGGAGTCGTCGAAGGCCTCCGTTTTCACGTCATCCGGCTGCACCGGCGCGCGCAGGCGCTGGCCGACTTCGGACGGGCTGCAGGCGGGGCACGGCAGCGTCTCCGGGCACTTCGCGCCCGCGATCACCTGGCCGGCGCCCTCGGCGGGCACGACGCGCTTGCCGGCGCAGGTGGGGCAGGCTGGCGCGGAAGCGTCGCCCTGCAGCCGGCCCTCGGCGCGCGACAGGTCCATGAACTTGGCGATCTTGGCCTTCTTCGCGTCCACCATGGGCTCGCCCACGGATTTACGCTGCATGACCTCGTCGATGTAGTTGGTGCGTTCGCGCAGCAGATCCAGTGCGGCCCGCAGATCGAGCAATTCCCCGGTGAAGCGCTGGGCATTGTTCTGCGCTTGACCGGGCTGGACCTCAAGGGCGCCGAACCGGAGCGACTTGCACCCGCGCTGGATGACTTCCGACGCCTCCTCGATGCTGCAGACCAAGAGATAGTCGGCCTCCGAAAGCGCGCCGGTACCGTCAACCACGGTAGCGCCGCGGCGGCGCAGGGCTTCCAGCAGCAGATCCGCCGGCAGGCAGTCCAGCAGGCTGGCCGGCGTGCGCCCTACCGAGGCGCACCAGGCTTCCATCGAAATGGCGCAGTCTCGTGCCTCTTCCTGCTTTTGCTGCTCATCCTCGCCGGTCTTGCCGGTCGCGGCGGTGCGCGCCATTGCCCAGAGGTGCACCAGGGAGGCAGCCAGCGGATCGCGGCCGAGCAGCGTGAAGGTCGGTTCGTCGGGATGGGCGCGGCTGTGGCAATCGTAGCGCCCGGGATTGTTTTTAGTACCCATCAATATCTCCTGAAAGTGTGAGTGAGGCTGCGATCCACAGAATGCCCACGGGCGCGCAGCAGGTTCGCGAGTTCAGCGCGGTCGCCATGGGAATGGCTGGCCTGCCGAAAAAGGCCGAAATAGCTTTGGCCGGAAGTGAAAAGCTCTTCTGCGGGCATGGTCCGGATACGCTGCAGCGCATCGTTACGGGTGCGCTTCCGGATTCGGCGACGGAAAGGCTCGATACGCTGGCCGACGAAATCAACGCCACGCGCGCAGGGCTGCAGAATGGTCTTGCGCGGGTTCAGGCGTACACCGAGGTTCGCCGGCAGCCAGGTTGTGAGGTCTGCCAAAATTTCATTTAGCCGGCCAGGGTCACCCAAGCAGAGAAAATCATCCACATACCTGCCATAGTGCTGAACCCGAAGGTCATGCTTGACGTGTTGGTCGAGTTCGTTCAGCAGTACATTGGCGAAGAACTGGCTGGAGAGATTGCCGATCGGGAGTCCGATATGCGCCGGCTGGTTCTCCAGGCGCTTGTGCGGCGGCACGCTGCTGAATAGATCGCGGCTACCTTTGAGGATGTAGTTCTCGCGCGGGTCATGGAAAAGGACAGCAGCTGCAAGGGCCTGCCACCACGGCTCCCGGATCTTCTTCTGTAGCAGGTCCAGCAGGATGTGCTTGTCAATGCTGACAAAGAAATTGGCAAGGTCACATTTGAGGTAGTGCGCCGGCCGCGTCCAGTTCTGGGTGGCGGACCTGATCTTGGCTTCCATCCTGGTGACGGCGTAAAGGGTTCCGCGCCCAGGAATACAGGCCGAGGAATCAGCGATGAAGCCGGCGTGAAAGCGGGCCGCGACACGGTTGTAAAGCAGGTGGTGAACGATGCGGTCGCGGAAGTCTGCTGCCCAAACCTCGCGTGCTTTTGGGCGGGTGATGACAAAGCAGATAGAAGGCCCAGGCGCATAGCGGCCAGAACGCAAATCCTGCTCTAGGCGTGAGAGATTGCGCTCTAGATCAACCTCGAAAGCCAGTGCAGAGGCGCTATTGCGCTTCGTGCGGCGGCAATCGAAGTAGGCGGTTACCAGTTCCGCCCAAGTGAAATCAGCATGGCGGCGCGCGGATTGAAAGGAGTAATCTGCGGACAGCCCGAACGCGGAGCTTGTTGTTCTTGTGGTAGTTGTTCTGGTTGCCGTTGTTGAAGTTCTGGTACCAGGCAAAGTCAGGGTTCGAGGCGTACCGTTCGCGCTATTCACGTCGCCCAGCCGATTGCTCAGCGGGGAAACTGCACCGGACCGGTCCCGCTGACTCGCGGCGGTATCCGTGGTGTGCATGGCGGTGCCCTCGTGAGGCAGCGGCGCGACCAGATTAAAAATCGCACGGTCCGGTCGGCCTTGACCGTCCGGCTGCAGGCGAGCCCTATTGTTGAGATTTGCGCCAGCCATTGGCTTGCTTCCCGATGGAGGTTGTGAGTTCGATCGCCGCCGCGTACTCCGCCTGCGTGATGACCCGGAGGTCCATGCAGAGCCGGAGCAACAAATTAGCTGCCTCGGCACGTTCCAGCATCTCGGTCAGAAACGGCACTTTGTCGCGCGCCGAGTTGGCGCGGTACACCAACATGACGAGTTCGAAACTGTCGTTGAGAAGCCGATTGCCGACCGTGGGCCGGAGGTCGCGGTTCATCTTCCTTGCGAAACCCACCGCCATCTCGAAGAGGCGGCGAGTCACCGGGTAGATGGGAAGCTTGCTATGGGGTGCCATGCTGTGTGAAAGGCTGAATTACTGAATGACTAATCTGCGGACAGCCCGAACGCGGAGCTTGTCGTACTTGTGGTAGTAGAACTGGCCGCCGTAGCTGAAGTTCTGGTACCAGGCAAAGTCAGGGAGCGAGGCGTACTCATCCTCGGTCCAATGCACCGCCTCATCGAACTCGCTGCGCAGGTTCTTGAACAGAACAAGGCCGTCGTGACGGTTCATCAGGGACCAGTCCGCATGGCCCTCATGCTCCAGCCCGCTGGCCCAGGCCTTGGCCTCCGCCCAGTTCTTTTCGATGCCGCGATCGGTGCGCGCGAGAACGAGATGGCACGGGCGGCCTTCCCTGTCCAAGGAGATGCCGGCGTAGATGCCGCCCTGCCAGGTGTCGCCGATCTTGGCGGGAGCAGCTGCTGCGATTGGCGTAATGCCATGGCGGAGATCGCGCAGCCAGAGGTCGGCAAGCCTTTCGGCTTCGATGTGCACCCGGGCGCCCGCAATAAGCAGTTCGACCGAGCCTTGGGTGATGATTTGCATGGAAATCCTTTGGCGTTGTGTTGCAGCGTTGAATGACTAAAGACTAAATTTTTAATCTGCGGACAGCCCGAACGCGGAGCTTGCCGTTCTTGTGGTAGCCGTTCTGGTTGCCGCCGTCGAAGCTCTGGCACCAGGCAAAGTCAGGGTTCGAGGCGTACTGAGTCGAACTCCAGTACCAGGCCGGATCAAATGCGTCGGCAGCCCCGGAACAAAAGCCGGGGATCGTGGTGCAGGCCGGGAAAGCCTCGGTATAGGGATAACCAGGCGGCACGCTGCTGGGGTTGTCGCCATTGCGAAATACCCAGTTTTCGCGGTCGGTTGGCTTGAAGGCGCGATACAGCAACTCCAGCTGGTCGCGTGCGGGAATGAACCAATCGCTCTCGCCGTTGATGTCCAAGCCCAGGGCCCACTGCGCGATATCGCTGCCGGCCTCGGCCATGGCACGGGTATTCGAAAAGCCATCGGCGTAGCTCAAAGAGCCTGCGACCTTGACCAGCTTCTTGCTCCAGGGCGTGTCGGCGTGCTCGCCCAGGGATTTGGGGGCGACGATCAGAAGGCAGAGTTGATCGCCTTCCAGATAGCGGCCTGCATAGAAACCACCGCCGAAGGGCGTGCCGATTACTTCGGGAATGGTGACAATCGGGGATGCAGCGGGAGCGTTCATGTTGTTTCCTCGGTGAAAAGTTGAATTTCTTTGGAACTACGCCGGCCCTGCCCCGGCTTGGCCTCGCTGCGCGTGTCGGCGCGCGCTGAGGTGGTGCAACGCGAGGTGCTACGAAATAGTCAGGAGGCGTATCCGCCCAGGGCTTGCACGAGGTCGCCAATCACCTTGCTCATCTCGGCGGTTGCAATCGTGGTGTCGGTGTCGAAGCGATCTCCCTCTTCGGTTTCGGTGTCGAACACGCCGTCAAGGAACTTGATCTTCTTGATCTGCAGCTTGTCGGTGAGGGTGAAGCGGATTCGCCCATCCAAGCCCAGGCCCAGGCGCGTCGGCACCTTGCCGGCGGCGACATGGCCGCGCACGTCGGCGCCGTCCAGGTTGTGGTGTGAATAGCGCACCGCCGCGCCGGTATCGTCGGCGGCCTTGAGTTCGCATTCCCGCTCCACGTAGAAGTCGCCGGGCTCGGCCTTTCCTTCCAGCCACAGGCCCATGGACGATGCCGGCGAGGATTGGGTAGCGATCGGCACGGCGACCAGGCCGGGGACGCACTTGAACAGCACCGTCAGCGCCTGCTCTGCCTTCGGCTGGCTGCCGCAGTCGATCGCCAGCAGGCGGGCGCGCGGATCGATCCACACGAGCATGCTTTCCTGCTTGGTGAAGGCCTGCGGCAGCAGCTGCATGTACGTGTCTTCGCGGATCTCGCGCGCCTGCTTCTTGCCGGGCTTGCGGCCGGTCATTTCCTCGATCTTGGCCATGCGCTCTTCGGCCTTGCGGCGCACCACGGCGCCGGGCAGCATCCGGGTTTCCAGCTTGAAGCGCAGCAGCCACTGCCCGCCCACCACTTCCACTAGGGCGCCGTTTTCCTCGCCGCGCGGCGGCACCCAGCCACCGGATTGCACCTGCGTGGCCAGGCACTCCGTAAAACGAAAAGTGGAAAGCCCTTCCTCGATCGCATCGCTGTACAGCGCGGCTTCGCCCAGGCGGTAGAGATTCAGGTTTTTGAACATGGTTTCTGGCTTCGTAAGGGGTTGGGGCTCGGCGCGCCGGCCGCTAGGTTGAGGAGAGAGAATCCCCGGCGCGCTCCGCCCCATTGATCGTTAGGCCGCTCGCTGGATCGGCCCGTATGCGAGTTCAAGGGTCATCGCCAGAAGGTCCAATTCCGTGACCTTGTAGCGGCGGTAAATGCCGTCCTTCTTCAGCGCGTGCACCGAATCCGGGTACTCGACGCGGTGATGGCGCGGGCAGAGCGGGATCGTCAGCCAGTCATCCTGGCGCTGCGCGGCCCCGGTCTCTTCCTCCAGGTGGTGCACCTCCGCCGGCGTGGCGCCGAGGCCCATGTGCTGGCACAAGATGCAGCCCAGGGCGGCCACGCGGCCCATATGACGTTTGCCGGCGGCGCTCACTGGTACTCCGTAAACTTGAGAATTTTGTCCACTACCTCGTCCAGCTCTTCGCGGCCGGCGTAGACGGTCAGCACGCGGTTCAGCAGCACCGTCGCCACCGCGTCGTACAGGCGGTCGAATTCATCGTCCTCCATCGCGCTGAAGCTGATGGACTTGGCCACCACCTGCATGCGCCCTTCCAAGTTCCAGTGCTGCTCGTAGTAGCCGGCGAGCTTGATCACGTCCTTGCGGAAGGTGTCGAAGTTCTTCTCGACCGGCATGCCCTTGTAGGTCTGGTGCACGCGCTTCGCGCCCCAGTGCTCAAAGCCCAGGTTCAGCAGCGCAAAAAACTTCCGGTGCTTGATCGGGTCGCGGTTGAAGGTGAGCGAGATAGACATCACCTCGCCCGGCTCGGCGCCCATCAACTTGCGCCAGAACTTCACCCACCGCTTGCTATCGTCGGGCGACAGGCCACCCATCGCGTCGTAGAGCACGCGATTCAGGGCCGCGCGCTCGATATCGGTGAGCGCGACCGGCTGCTTTTTGACGATCTGGAGGTCTGCCACGGCCAGTCCTTAGCTGATGCGGGTGTAGGCGAACTTGCCCTTGATGTGGGCGTCCAGGTGCTGGCCCTTCGATACGGCCGCCATGAAGTCGGCGTGCTCGCTGGCCGGCACTTCCGCGTAGTGGTAGAGGCTGGTGGCGCCCGCCGGCACGTTCTTGCCGCGCTTGATGAACTCGACGGCTAGGGTCCGGCTCGCGGCGTCGTATCCGATGGCCTTGATCTGGGATGACTCCACCGCATCCATGGCGATGGCGGGCGGCGCGGCGACTGCGGTTTCGGTGTTCATGGGTTGCTCCTGGTGGTTAAACGCTGGCCTCGTCGGCCAGTTCTTGGGTGACGGCTTCGAAATCCATTTCAAGCAGCCAGGTGATCACGGCGTGCTCGGATGCTTGGAAGTGATTTGTCAGCACGTTGACGATGTCGATGTCGCGGGGTCGGCGCTCCAGAGCGGCGAACTGATCGCTGGCAGCAGGAGCGGTGCCGAACAGCTGGCCGGCGGCGGGCGCTGGCTCGCGGTAAATGCGGTTTTCTTGCTGCCGTGCCGCAACGTCAGTGACCTGGGCAGCCGCAGCAACCACGGCGGCCGGGGCCGGGGCCGCAGCCTGCGCCGCCTGGGCGCGCTGCTCAGCCTCCAAGCGCTGGCGTTCCTCGGCCGCAATCCGCGCGCGGGCTTCTTCCTCCCGGCGCGCAGCGGCTTCCTCAGCCTCGCGCACGCGGAGGGTCACCACGGCGGCAAAGTCCTCCGGTGCCTTCAGCACCAGGGTCTTCAGGTCGGCAAACAGGGCGCGGTGCTTCTCCGCCACCAGCTTGAAGGCTTCCAGGTTGGTGTAAATCTTGTCCGCGATGCCAGTGGCGACCACCTTTGCGCGCGCCAGCTCGGTGTCGGCGGCGTCGCGCAGCGTGGAGATCAGGCGTTTGCCCTTGATCGCCGCAGCGAAGTCCGCAGGCACGTCCGGCATAAGGGCTTGGCCAAGCCCCTTGTTCAGGTCGGCTATGTGCTGCGCCAGCCGATCCTTGCCGCTCTGGACGATCTGATTGCGGACGTTGGTCTTTTGCGCTTCTACCGCCCGGTTCAGCGTCAGGCGGGCGGTGCGCGCAACCTCGACCAGGTTCGCCACGGTCTTGCGCATCTTCTCGATATCGGCGGTTTCGGCCAGCGCCGCCGCCTCGGCCGCGACTAGGGCTTCCTCGGCTTTTTCCAGCGCTTTCACCGCCCGCTCTGCATCAGCGAACGACTGGTCATCGCTCGGCTTCATGTTGAGCTTGTCGATGAAGGCCTTCAGCCGGAAAGCGAACTGGTCGAGGTTGTCCGTGATGGCGATGGACCCGCTCATGCGCACCTGCACCGCTGGCAGCGCTTCGATCGCGGCGGCGACGGCGGCAGGCACCACCTCGGCGGGCGTGTACGCCGCCTTGTCGGCCAGGAACTGCTTCCAGCCGGGAATGATCTTGGCGCGCCATGCGGGCTCGCTCTCGTACCACGCGTAGAGCATGGTTTCCCGGCTGCCGTTGGACGCCATGAACAGGCAGCGCTTGGCACCGATCACCATCAGCTGCTGTTCCATCTGCGGCTTGTAGGTGTCGGGGATCACGCCGATCTGCAGGCTCGCGGCGAGTTCGGCGTTGAGCTTCTTGTGCTCGAAAATCACCTCCTCGCTCATGGTCACGCCGTCATAGGAAGCGCCCAGCGGCAAGCCCTCGATTTCGTGGGAGGCGACGATCGGGTAAAGGTCATCCCCGATGATTTCTTCCGCCCACGGCCGCGCCTGGGCCTCGGTGCGGTGCCCGGAGGCGAATCGCGCGAGGGTGGCCTCATCGTATTCCGGCTCGATGCCGGTGGCTTGGCTGTGCAGGAAGTCCGAGCGGCGGGTGTAGGGCGACATGCCGAGCATCACCGGCGCGTCGGAGGCGTTCAGGTGCTTGGCGCGGTGGGCAAGCCACTCGGGGCTGCCCTGGGCCAGGTCATGGATGATGTGAGCCATTTACTTGCCCCCCTTGGAAGCGCTGATGGGGTCTTCGATGAAGGCCAGGGCCGCGTCCACCTGCGCCGGCGCAATGTCTTCCAGCTTGGCCAGCCCAAGGTGCTTGGCAATGTCGGCATCGCTGATCGCGGCGAGCTTTGCCTTCTGGCGGATGTAGTCCAGGGCTACCTGATCGTCCGTACGCACGACGGGCTGCTCGGCGGGCGCGCTCAGCTGCTTCACCTGGTCTTCGGTGAGAGCGCCCTTGGACGCGACCATGGCGACGATCTGCTCGACCGTCTTTTTGCCGCTCTGGATCATGGCGCGCCAGTTCTCGACGTTCTTCTTGAAGAGTTCATCGGGATAGGCCGGCTTCTCGGCAGGGGCTGCGCCTTCGGTACCGGCGGGTGCGGGCTCGATATCGAACCACTCCTCGGCCGTGCTCATGCCGTCGCGGATGCTGGCGTAGACTTTCTTGAGGTGCACCACCTGCGCCGGCACGATGGCTTCCAGGCGCCGCTGGATGCGCTTTTCGATGTGCGCCTTCGTCACGCCGAAGGGCGCAAAGGCCTCCACGAGCTTGGCCTGGCCCTCGGGGCTGGTGTCAGCCTTGGATTTGAGCGTGACCTCCGCCTGCTTCATGGCGGCTTCGGTCACGTCGCCGGGGACGATGGCCAGGATGCAGGCGCGCACGCGGCGCTGCGCCATGTTTGACATCAGCTCGTAGATGTCGCGCTCATCGTTCAGGGCGTAGCCGCCTTTTTTGGTGTCGCGCCAATGCGGCGCTACAAAGGTGAGCGTGCGGCGGGTGCGCGTCTCCAGGTCGATCGCGTAGGCGCGGACCTCGCTGTAGGGCACGCCGCGCTCGCCGACACCGCGCGAAAGCTCATGGAAGCCGAAATCCATGTTGCCCCACATCTGGGCGATGGCTTCGGCGCTGCGGATGCTCGGGCCGTCGATATCGGTGCCGCCCTTGCTGTACTGGTACTTGGCGACTTCGGCCAGCGTCGGACGCGTGAAGGCGTTGATGATGCGGTCCATGGCCGCGACCTGGTTGCGCGGGTGCAGCTGCGCCATCAGCAGCAGGGCTTGCACTTCCGCGACTTCGCGGTTGGAGTTGGCCACGGCGGCGGCGCTACCGTGCTGAGCGACGGCGCGAGTGCCGCTGCCGGCGAACGGGGATTCCACGACTTCGTTCATGATGCTTTCCTTTTTTGTTGGGGATGACGCGGCGCGGGTGCGCTGTACGCCAGATGAATCGCGGTGCGACGGTCCAGCGCTGGTACATCCAGCACCAGACAGCGGCGTTGCAGCACCGCGCATTCGCGCGTGAGTTCCACTACGCGACGCTCGATTTCGGGTGCTGCGGACATCATGAATTCGAGTTCCTGCTGCTTGCGGTCCAGCTTCATGCGCAGCAGCCACATGCGGAGGGCGCGGATCATGCTGCCTCCCGTTCTTTGGCTGCGATCAGCGCCAGGCCGTGATGCGGGGCCATGCTGGCGGCTTCGGCGGCGACCACGCGCATGGCGATGGCGCGTTCCTCGGCTGCGCGGTGGGCGACGGCAAAGGTGTTGTCGCTTTCATAGTCGCGGCGCGCTTTCACGCGCGGGGCGGCCTCGGCGGCTATCGCTATGGCGCGGGCTAGAGCTTCGGCGCGAGTCATACGCCATCCCCCTTCGCGCGCTCGGCCAGCATGGCATCGGCCAGTTCGTAGGCGTTGAACGCGATCCGCTGGACCGGCGTCATGCCGCATTCCTCGGCCGCTTCAAGCAGCGCCATTGCAGCGGGGCCGTCCATGCCTGCGGTGGCCAGTTCGGCGTGCATGGCCTTTGCGGCAAAATAATCGCGCAGCGACATGCCCAACGTGGCGCACTCAACACCCAGACCTTCGCCGGTGTGCGGGAAAGCCGGCGGATTCGGCACCACCTGGCTGCCCTTCACCTTGTCTTGGTGGGCGGGCGCCACGCACTCGCAGCGCTCGCCGATGCCGGAATAGACGTCACCCGGTTGTGCGGTCCGCGCCCACTCGCAGAATTCCTCGTCGGCGGCATTGCCTTCCAGCATTTCCGCGAGAGTGAAATGCTGGTTGCACATCCTGAATCTCGGGGCGGCGGTATTGAAGTCAGGCATGACCGTCCTCCGCCTTGTTTTCCAGGCACAGCAGGTTCTGGATGCGCTCATCGAGCAAGCTGATTTCGCGTTCTGCTTCAGCGCGCAACTTCCGCTGTTTTTCCTGAAGCACTTTCACCAAGGCGGGCTTGGGATCGAACCGGTCGGGAACATCAATCTCGATGGTGTGAGGGATGACGTTGACGCGTTCTTCGTTCTCGAAGCCGCTGGAGCAGAAATCGTAGTGGGGCTCTTTCTTCCAGCTGTAGCTCACCAACTGGATGTGCCCTTCGATCTTGACCTTCATGGCTCAGACCTCCGCAAAAATGGCTTCGACTTCGGCGGAAGTGCGGCAGGCTGCGATCAGCTGCGCGGCAGCGGTGGCGGCGCGCGCGGCCTCGGCATGGCGCGCATTGGCGACCAGGATGCGAGCTTCGTCGGTGCCGATCTTCTCCAGGCCGTTGTGGGGCACGAACTTGTAGAGCTGCGTGCCGGTGGCGTTGGAGAGGATGTAGGCGTCCGGCATGCCGTCGCCGGGGGTGGCAACGGCGGCGCGCACCACCAGGGTAAGAAAGCCCACCCGGACGCTGTTGCCGGGGAGCCATGCTTGTTTGGTTTTGGTGATCATCGCGGCCCCCTCGCTTAGCAGCCGGTGAAGCGGACGCCGGAACCGGTGGCAACCGGGCGGGCGATCTGCTCCATGTCGATGTTCAGGGACTGGCCGTTGGCGATGCGCATGCGCTCGACTTCACCGGAACGGCGACCGGCTTCTACGCCCATGCGGGCCAGCGCGATGCGCCAGTTGGCGTCGGAACCGAACACGATGGCGGCCATGGCCGGGGTCATGGTGCGCGCGTGGGTGATTTCTTCGCGCAGCTCGTTGAGCTTTTCTTCCGCGTCGATCAGGGAATCGGTTTTGGCTTCCGCGCGGATATCGGCGGCGACTCGGGCAATCTTGGAAGCGAAGGGCATTTTTCTCTCTCCGGTGGAAGGTGCCTAGCGAGCACCGTTGAGAGAATATTAGTCCGACTATTTAATCATGTCAATAGTCTAACTAATATTTTTACTAATATTTTTTTGAGCCGGCGGAAATAGCCGCTACCATGCCGACATGCGGCATGGACATCTTCTCGATTGGATCGGCTGCGCGACCGGAGTCGCGGGCGCGGGGGTGCTCGCCCTAAATCAGCCGTGGTCAGGCTGGGGCTTCGTGCTGTTTCTGGTGAGCAACCTGTGTTGGTACGCCCACGGCCGCCGGGCCGGGGTGCCGGCGATGAGCGTGATGCAGGTGGGGTTCACGCTCACGAGCTGCCTGGGGATTTGGCGCTGGCTGACCTGAAAAAAATACTTATTTGCGTAAATAACACAATTACAATGTGCTTGTTAAATTGTATTTATTTACAGCGTCACATTGTGGAAACGTTGATTTAATTCGACAATTTTTCATTTAGCTTGCCGAAAGCGCGCATCAAACCCGCCGTTACCCCTTGATTCCATTGCAAAATTTAACTTGATATACCGTACTTAGCTGACTTAAACTATCAAAAATTTGGTTTGTCAAGTCTTGGCGCACCAATTATTTGCAGGAAGACCAGCCATGACACATGCTGGTCTTTTTTCATCGCAAAAATCGCTACTACGGCACGTCGAGTGCTTATTAACAATGACAACGAATGTGGTGGACGGTAGACAGCAGGCTCTCGCGAGCGATTCTCGCTGGTCGTTCATGATCGAGGGAATTGGATACGACCGCAAGCATGCGTTCGTTTACGTCGATGACACGCAGTTCGACAAGATCGAGTTGGCTGGTGACGACGCCTTAATTTTTGCCGGCCCTGCGTCGTTAATAGCTGAGTGGAAGGCTTGGGCACGCTTTCCGGTGCGCGGGCTTATGAATAGGCCGGGTCTGGTAACTGACTTTTCAATCTGCATGATCGACGTGCCCTCGAAAACTGTTTTTTTCGAGCATGGGCAAAAAATTACCGGTACCGACCATCGATTTGCGGGTACCGGCGCCAAAGGTGCTTACGATTGTTGGAGCGTTAACTACGATGCCCAGCGCGCGGTGAAGAGTGCTTATACATTGGACGTTTTCAGCGGTGGCGCAGTTCGATTTCTCGACTTAAATGCAAGGGCTCACAACTTAGGCAACGAGGTCGATCCAGGAACAATTAACAAGGCAGCATTACATAGCGGAGTGGTCATGTACACAAATCACAAGGAAGTACCCATCCAAGAGGCCATGAAGGATGATCCAATTGTCCGCAAAGCGGTCGATAAGATCGCCAACGGTTCAGTATCGGCCCAGGCCCCGGCCGGGAAGGATCCGGTGGTGTGGACTGACGCAGATGTTGCCCGCCTTGATGCAGCACTGAAAAAGCGCTACGGGCAGTAACCGCCTCGGCGAAAAAAAGCCCGCTTCGGCGGGCTTTTTCTTTTGTGCTCACGCGTCGGTAGTTACATCCCTTGTAACCACGCGGGCGCGATGGATATACATCACCGATCGGCCATGGATATCCGCGCGCGCGCGTGCACGGCGCCGAAAAATCGGTTCCTACTTCTTCTTACCTAGCGGCGCAAAAAGTCTTGGGTCGGCCCAACTACCATTTGTCTCAGCAGAATCGGCCGGAACAATCTCCATAGCAGTGCCGGTATGCACAAGAACTTTGACTACGGTTTTGGGTTCAATGGTTGCGCATTCCCCTCGAAGAAAGAGGCCCTTGGCCTTCGTATCCTCGCCTTTGGTCATGTGCTCGACAAGTTGAGCAAGCGACTCCTTTGAGTTGCAAGCGAAAGTGGTGTCCGACGAGATCACCAGAGACTCGGGCTTAAATAAATGATCTGAATACAATCGCGGACTAGCCTTCTGCACGTCTGGGTTGGGCGCTTTTTCCGGCTCATTCGCCATCATCCACCCGATGCCAGCTCCCATTATCATCAGAATGCCAAGTATCCAAGGGGCTGCTGATGGGGTCTTGCCTTGTTGGGTGGCCATGACCTCTCCTGTCTAAGACTTATAAGCCGCCGTTCTCGGCGATATGCACCGCCCGCACGAGAAGAAAATTCTCACGGCTACTTCCTAGTCGGCGCGGAGACTTGTAGCTTGCCAGCCATGGCGTCTCGCATCATCGCGCGAACCATAGATTGAGGAGGCATGGGCACGGTAGATTCCGCCAGAATAGCTCCTGTTCTGTCAACCACTTGAACCGTCAGGCTTTCGCAGGGTTCCTTGCAAAGGTAAAGATCGATCGTCTTGTCGTCGCGCTTGGCGCCAATCTGGTGTTGGCCGCGAGGATCTCGACCGAAGTAGGTCACGGTTACAAGGTTCTTCTCGCCAGCAACTTCGCCTTCATACTGATAGATGCCAGAGCTGCCGGATTTGTAGTTGTGAACCGCTGGGTCAAAGTTCAATGGAGGTTTGATCATCGCAGCGGCGCTAGGGTCCACTGCTGCGGCCTTGAAGGTGGCGCGCGCCTCAATCTCCGCGTTCAAAGCTGTGTAGTTTGGGGGTGCCCAATATCCCCCTAGCTTGTTTAGGCTGCCATAGAGTTTGATTACCTGTTTGGTTTGCAGATCGTATTCGCAGTTCTGCTCTCCATTCTCGGCTGCGCCTGAACCATTTTGTAATGCCACGCGCGACACCAGAGTGGCACGACCGGTCTTTACTGCTTCATCTCCTACTAAAAAACTCATGAACGGGCGACCATCCCGGTAGGTTGGTTCTCCAAATCTCACTGACTTGGCTAAAGCCGCTGTGCACGCCGAGCGCGCGTTTCGGTACTCAAGGTAGTTGTTCGCAACATCGGCGTTGTCCTTACAGGACTTGTAATCGTCGGCGCATCCAGCGGCATGCGCGGCGCCAGCGCACGCAATGGCCATGGCACAGAACCATCTGAACATTGTTCGCCCCTTCATAAGCCACCGTTGCCGGCGATGTGCACCACGCGCCCAATTATGCGGACGTGATCAGATTCTTCAGGTGTCAACGAGATATCTTCGAAGCGCGCCCGGTTGTCCGAACGAATAATCAGGCCGCCGCCTGGCCGGCGAATCAGCCGCTTCACACGCTCGCCGCCGTCGTACCAAAGGGCATACACCTTGCCATCGATCACGTTGGTCTGTGAGGTATCCACGATCAGTGCATCCCCCTCATAGATGCGGGGCTCCATGCTCTCGCCGTGGGCGGTCATGCTGGCCAGGGCGTCAGGTTTCAGCCTCTGCTGGCGGATCCACTCCGCCCGGAAGGCTTGAGGTTTTTCTTTCACGAGCTCTAATTCGAATTGTTCTTTGCCAGCTCCGGCCGACAGGTTCACTGCCAGCCGAGGAATAAACACGTACTCGCCTTCCGGCAAGTCTTCCGGGTGTTCCCAAGCGCGAATGGGCATCAAGCCGTTTGAATAACCCGGCTCATGTTGATAGGGTGCCTCACCGTAAAAAGGCGGCTCAAGTGCAGGGTCCGTAAGATCGGCTTCCTTAAGAAACCCTGCTATCTTCGTGGCCAACCTTGTACTGATATACGACGGAGACACGTCCAATGCCTTGGCGAACTTGCTCAGTGCGTCAATGTTGAGCGGAATCTTGCCGTTCAGGTATTGGCTCACCGCAGCCTGGGTTTTCCATCCGCATTGTTCGGCCAGCCATTCCTGCGTGATTTTTGGGTCACGCTCTTTTGCGCGCTGAAACGCGGCCTTCAGGCGCGCAGCTTCTTCAAGTTGCTCTTCAGTAAGTGGTTGGGCGGGCATGAGCACAATTTATAAGCGCGGCTAATAGCATGCAAATAGCCCGACTATTGACTTAATGAAATAGTCCGACTAATATTCTGGCGACTGACTAATACGCGAGCGCCGAAATGAAGCTGGACCAGTGGCTGGAAAAGAAGGGCAAGACCCAGAAGGACTTCGCCGAATCCTTCGATCCCCCGGTTTCGCAGGGGCTTGTCAGCCAATGGGTCAACGGCGAAACCCGCATTACGCTCCCCAAGGCGCTTGAAATCGTGCGCCTCACAAAGGGCGAGGTGACGGCGCAGGACTGCGCATCGATGTTTGTTGAGAAGGCGGCGATCTGACATGGCCGCATCCTCACTTTTTTTGGCCGAAGAGGCTACTCAACCGCGCTCAAAAGTTGAGAGCCCGGTTGAACAGGGTCAGCTTCCACTCTCCCGCGCAGAGCGAAATGTCGAGGTTCCGCTGGCCGCGATCATCGCCCGCAAGTCCCTCCTGGGCGCGATCAATCTCTGCATCGACATGTCGGGGGAGGAAGACAAGGAGCTTTATATCTCCCTGGATATCGACCCCGGCCACTGGTCGAACCTGCGCAAGGGAAAGGGGCATTTCCCGCCCGACAAGATCGACGCGCTGATGGACCTCTGCGGCAACGAGGTTCCGATGCTCTGGCAGGTGCACAAGCGCGGCTATGACACGCACTCGCTCCGCAAGCGCGAGAGCGAAACCGAGCAGGCGCTGCGCCAGGAGCGCGAAAAGCGGATCGAGGCCGAGAAGGCGCTCGCCGCGGTCGTGAGCGCCATGGCCGGGAGGCAAGTGGCATGAACTGCACCGACACCTGGGGCTGCATCGCCCTTATCGGCGGCTGCGGCGTTCTCTGCTGCGTCTGGGCGCTCGCCATCGTCATCGCCGCGTGCCAGTCGCTGGCCCCGCCGGTGCCCCGCCTTCCTTTTTTTGCTCGCCGCACGGGCTCGCGCTTTGCGAACACGCAGCGGCAGTCCCCGGGGGCGCGCCGATGAACCAGATGTCCCTGGGCATGCCAATGCCACCTCGCCCCAATCCCGACGCGGCTACCGCGCGCGCCGAGCGCGACGCCGGCATGGAGGCTGCTGCGGCAGGCGCCGAAGCGCAATGCGAAGGCTGGGGCGACCTCGCCCTGGAGTGGCTGAGGAAGTACGCGCTCGAGCACGCCAGCTTCATAAGCGAGGAAGCTACTGACGCCGCGCGCCTGTGGGGTCTGGTCGAACCGTCGAACTCAAAGGCCTGGGGCCCGGTATTCAAGAAGGCGGCGAAGGAAGGAATCATCAAGCGCGACGGCTACGGCAATAGCACGCGTCGCCACTGCTCCCCTACCCCGCGCTGGCGCTCCCAGACCTATCGGGAGGCAGCGTGAACAAGATCAACAGCCGGCAGCAGGTGCTTGACGCCATTCGCGCCAACCCCTGGGCCACCCAGAAGCAGTTGCAGCGCGTCTTGCGCAACGTCCCGCCCGGCAGCGTAAGCGGCTATTGCTCGCACCTCTACGGCGCCGGTCTGCTGGCGCGCAAGGACGTGAACGGCTCCTGGGGATACCACGTTACCGCCTCGGCGCCGCCGGCGGTGCCTGAGTCCTACTTTCCCAAAAAAGCTGCCGTAACTCAATCGGATAGAGCCCCGGCCCCTTCGGGAAAAACGGGTGATGCAGGTTCGACCCCTGCCGGCAGTACCAGAGCCGCATGGTCACGCGTTGCCGACCTGAAAGAGGCGCGCGAACTCGCGAAGGTCATGGCCGAATGAAGTCCCGCCAAGTTACCCGCTACTGGTGCGACTTCTGCAAAAAGGGAAGCTTGCGCCGCCACTCCATGGAACAGCACGAGCGGCATTGCACCCTCAACCCGAAGCGCGATTGCCGCGTGTGCGCAATGAACGGCAGTTCGCCGCCGCCCATCGAGGAAATGCTGGCGATCCTGCCGGACCCCACTTCCTTCAACGCGGCATCGGCCGGCCCCGGCTGGGAAATCGAGCAGAACAACCTTACTGCCCTGGTCGAGGCGGCCATGCCGCGCCTGCGCGAACTCACCGAAGGCTGCCCGGCTTGCATGATGGCTGCGCTGCGTCAGAAGGGTATCCCGGTCCCTATGGGGATGGACTACAAGGCCGAGATGGAGTCGTTTTTTTCCGACTTCAACGCCGAACATCGGGGCCAGCCATGAACGCCCAGGACCTGAAGCCCATGCGGGCCTATCGCGACTTCCTGGGCGCGAAGGTGCGCATGGCCGAAGAATTCGGCTTCGCCGTCGAGGATGCGGAGATCAATGCGCTCCTGAAGCCTCACCAGCGCGATATCGTGCGCTGGCTGGTGCGCATGGGCCGCGCCGCCTGCTTCGCCGCCTTCGGTCTCGGCAAGAGTGTGATCCAGATCGAGGTGCTGCGCATCATCCTGATGATGATCCTGCGCATCACCGGGCGCGCCGGCTTTGGCCTGCTGGTCATCCCCCTGGGCGTGCGCCAGGAATTCATGCGTGACGCCGCCATGCTGGGCGTGACGCTGCGGTTCATCCGCCGCAGTGAAGAAATCGACGGGCCGGGCATCTACCTGACCAACTACGAGAGCGTGCGCGACGGCAAGCTGGACCCGCGCCTCTTCGACGTGGCCAGCCTGGATGAGGCCTCCTGCCTGCGCGGCTTCGGCGGCACGAAGACCTTCCGCGAGTTCATGGCTCTGTTTGCCGGCGACCGCAAAACCATGAACGAGCGCGTGATCGGCCAAAGCGTGGCTTACCGCTTTGTCGCAACCGCCACGCCCTCGCCCAATGACTTCATCGAGTTGCTGGCGTACAGCGCATTCCTTGGGGTGATGGACGTTGGCCAGGCCAAGACCCGCTTCTTCAAGCGCAACAGCGAGAAGGCCGACCAGCTGACGATCCACCCCCACAAAGAGCGCGAGTTCTGGCTCTGGTGCGCGTCTTGGGCCATCTTCGTGCAGAAGCCCTCCGACCTCGGCCACTCCGACGAAGGGTACGAACTGCCGGGCCTGGATATCCACTGGCACGAAATTCCGGACGATCACAGCGATGCCGGCTTCGATTACCGCGGCCAGGGCCAGTTGATCAAGCAGCAGGCAATCGGCGTTGTGGAGGCCGCGCGCGAGAAGCGGGACAGCCTGCCAGCGCGCCTGGCCAAGCTCATGGAATTGCGGGCTCTGGACCCGTCCGCGCACCGCGTGCTGTGGCACGACCTGGAAGCCGAGCGCCATGCGCTAGAGAAAGTGATCCCGGATCTGGTGACCGTCTACGGCAGCCAGGAGCTTGACGAACGCGAGACCGCCATCCTCGGCTTCAGCGACGGCCAGATCAGCGAAATCGCCGCCAAGCCGGTGATGCTCGGCAGCGGCTGCAACCTGCAGCGGCACTGCCACTGGGCCATTTTCATGGGCATCGGCCACAAGTTCAACGATTTCATCCAGGCGGTGCACAGGCTCTTGCGATTCCTGCAGGTGAACCGCGTGCGAATCGACCTGATTTACACCGAGGCCGAGCGCAGCGTGCGCCGATCGCTCGAAGACAAATGGGACAAAGACAGGGAGGCGCGGGCGCGCATGACTGAAATCATCAGGGAATACGGGCTCAGCAGCGCCGCCATGGCCGACACGCTCAAGCGCGCGATGGGCGTGGAACGCATCGAGGTCACCGGTCGCGACTACCGCATCGTCAATAACGACTCGGTACTGGAAACGGCTGCGCTCGAAGAAAACTCGATTGATCTTTGGTGCACCAGCGTGCCCTTCAGCACGCAATACGAGTACTCGCCCAACTACGCGGACTTCGGCCACACCGACAACAACGACCATTTCTTCGCGCAGATGGACTTCCTGACGCCGAACATGCTGCGCGCGCTGAAGCCCGGGCGCATCGCCGCGATTCACGTCAAAGACCGGATTGTGCCTGGCGGTATGACGGGCCTGGGCTACCAGACCGTCTACCCATTCCACGCCCGCTGCATCGACCACTACACCCGCCACGGCTTCGGCTACATGGGCATGATCACCATCGTCACGGATGTAGTGCGCGAGAACAACCAGACCTACCGCCTCACCTGGTCGGAGCTGTGCAAGGACAGCAGCAAAATGAGCTGCGGCATGCCGGAGTACTTGCTGCTGTTCCGCAAGACCCCGAGCGACACCTCGAAGTCGTACGCCGATGAGCGCGTGGTGAAGGACAAGGCCGCCTATAGCCTGGCGCGCTGGCAGGTGGACGCGCACAGCTTCTGGCGCTCGGGTGGCAACCGCATGCTCACGCCAGAGGAGTTGGAAGGCCTGGACCATGACGTGCTCTTCCGCTGGTTCCGCGACTACAACCTCTGCAATGTCTACGAGTACGAGCACCACGTCAGGATCGGCGCGGAACTAACGGCGATGGGCAAGCTGCCCACTACCTTCATGCTCCTGCAGCCGCCCTCGCACTGCGACCAGGTCTGGACGGATGTGGCGCGCATGCGCACGCTGAACATGCTGCAGAACCAGAAGGGCAAAGAGCAGCACCTCTGCTTGGCGCGCGGCTCCCGCGTGCTGACAAAGGAGCGCGGCTACGTCCCGATTGAAGATGTCCAGATCGGCGAGCATGCTCTCACCCACCGCGGGCGCTGGCGCAAGGTACTGGTTGCTCGTTGCACCGGCGTTCAGCCGGTTATCACCGTGCAGGCCCAGGGCGTCCCTGGTCTAACCTTGACGCCGGATCACAAGATGTGGACCCGCAAGCCTACGAGGGTGCGCGAGCGCGAAGGCGCGGAATATGTACAGCCGGATTGGACCGAAGCCGGCCAAACACTCGGCGCCTACGTCAACTTCAAGTTGCCGGAAGTTGAGTCTGATGCCACCGAAGATGAGCAGCACTGGTGGATTGTCGGCCGCTGGCTCGCTGACGGCCATTGGGATGCGCGCGGCTCGGCGATCATTTCCTGTGGCGCACACGAACTTGAATCGCTGCAAGGGAAGCTCGGCGAGCGCGCTGGTGCCTATTCGTTTAGCGGTACCGCATACCAGATCAGGGCGCTCGATCCAACCGGCACCCTGAAAGGGGTTCTACATCGCTGCGGTCATGGTGCCGACGGCAAGCATCTGCCGCCAGAAGCCTTCACCCTGCCGCTTGCCCAGGCGCGCGCGCTGCTGGACGGCTACCTATCCGGCGATGGGCACCTGAACCGGAAGCGCCAGCGATGGATGGTGACAGCAGTAGGCCGCGACCTGCTGCTGGGCATGGCCTTTCTGGCGCAGCGCGTCTACGGTGCCGTGCCAAGCCTGTATGCAGGCCGTCCCGCGCGTGATGGTGAAATCCAAGGACGCCGGGTCAAGTGCAAGCAGGAATGGGTTCTGTGCTTCGACCTTCCCAGCGAGCGGCGCAAGAAACAATTCATCCTGGGTGACGGCGCCTGGAAAAAGGTCCGCTCCCTGACCGACGCGGGCGAGGCCGAGACCTGGTGCCTGCGCGTAGAGGAGGACGAAAGCTTCACCGCCGAGGGATGCATTGTCAAGAACTGCCCCCTGCAGTTCGACATCGTGGACCGGGTGATCGAGCGCTTCACGAACCCCGGCGACGTGGTGGGCGATCCGTTCGGCGGGATCATGAGCGTGCCCTACCGGGCGCTGATGAAGGGGCGCCGGGCCTGGGCCTGCGAGCTTTCGCCCAAGTACTTCACCGATGGCGCGCACTACTGCGCCGCGGCCGAGCGCGAGCTTGCCATGCCGGACCTGTTTGCCACCCTGGAGCAGGAGCAGGAGCCGGCGTGAGCATCATCCATGTAGTAAGCATGTCGGGCGGGAAGGACAGCACGGCCACCGCCCTGCTCGCTTTGGCGCGGCACGGGCGCGAAGCCTGCCGCTTCGTCTTTGCCGACACCGGCAATGAGCACGAAGAGACGGTCGCCTATCTGGACTACCTGCGCCTCGCGCTGGACATTCGGATTGACGTGGTTCGCGCGGACTTCAGCCAAGAAATTGCCGCCAAGCGTATGTTCATCGCGCGCGACAAGCGGAATCGGCGAACGTATTCCAAGGTCGAGAAGACCGACGCTGCTGGAGTGCCAGTATGGGTCAAAGGCAAGGACGGCAAGCCACTCCTGATTCCCGTCTATGCGAAGGATGCTGAGGGCGAGAACACCGAAGAGGTCTTGCGTTGGGACCCTGTTCGAGCCTCTGGATGGGACGGCGGGAAGAAAATTCGCTGGAGCAACCGTCGCAAGCGCGAGGCACTGGCCATCCTGCAGCCGACCGGCAATCCTTTCCTCGACCTATGCCTGTGGAAAGGCCGCTTCCCCAGCCGCAAGGCGCAGTTCTGCACCCAGCACCTGAAGACCATCCCTCTGGTGGAATACCAGATGGCGCTGGTGGACCAGGGCTTCGAGGTCTGGTCTTGGCAGGGCGTTCGCCGCGACGAATCGCAAAACCGCCGCAACGTTGCAGACTTCGAGTATCAGGGCGGCGGCATCAGCGTCAACCGGCCGATCGCGGCCTGGACCGCGCAGGAGACAGTGGATTACGTGCGTTCGCGCGGCATTCTGCTAAACCCGCTCTATTCCCAGGGTATGGGCCGCGTCGGCTGCATGCCATGCATCAACGCCAACAAGGGCGAGCTACGCGAGATCGGCCGCCGCTTTCCAGAGCACGTTGCGCGCATCGCTCAATGGGAGCGCCTGGTGGGCGAAGCATCAAAACGGCGCGCCGCCACCTTCATCCCGGCACCCGGCATCACGCCGGCCCAGGCGAAGGACCACGGCATCTATTCGGTGATCGAGTGGGCGAAGACGGGCCGCGGCGGGCGCCAGTTCGACCTGATCGCCGCCACCGAAGAACTGCCGGCGTGCTCGTCGGCGTATGGGCTCTGCGAATGAAGATAGTACCCGTCAAGTGGGCTGAGTTTCAGCACTACAAGGACCGCGCGCCGCCCTGGATCAAGCTGCACAAGGGCCTCTTGGATAACCCCAAGTGGCACCGCTTGCAACTTGCTAGCAGAGCGATAGCGCCCCTGTTGTGGTTGCTCGCGAGCGAGAAAAAGGACGGGGTGATCGAGGAGTCGGCTGACGACATTGCTTTCCGCCTTCGCTGCACTACCGAAGAGCTTGAGTCTGCGGTTAAAGACCTGATCGAGAAGGACTTTTTCATAGACCTTGAATCCGGCGCTAGCAAGCCGCTAGCACCTCGCCAGCAACATGCTGCCCCAGAGGAGAGGAGAGACAGAGGAGAGAAAGAGGGAGAGGCAGATGGTGCGACGGGCAAGCCCGCCGCTGCCAAGCCGGAAGAGCCCAATCCTCTGAACGCCAACACCTGGAAGGCCTACAAGGCCGCCTTTGTCGGCAAGTACCGGGTGGATCCGGTGCGCGATGCCAAGGCGAACTCACTCATCCGGCAGTTCGTTCAGCGGCTGGGCGCGGAGGCGCCGGCAGTCGCTGCGTTCTACCTCACCAGCCAGAAGCCGTTCCACGTCCAAAAGAGCCACGCCCTGCAACCCATGCTCGCTGATGCCGAAGGCCTGCGAACCGAGTGGGCCCAGAGCAACAACGTGAAAGCCGCAAGCCATGTCCAAAGACCAGCCGTCGAAGCAGCCTGAGTACGCGCCGCGCCCGGCCGACGCCACCAGCCCCAAGGACTGGACGGCGGAGCAGCGCGCCGAGGTCGAGCGCATGGGCCGCGACGCCATGGAGCGCATGCGCACCGGCGCGCAGCGCCACCAGGCCGCCGCCGGTCCGGCCCGCCCGCCGGCGGGTCGCCCGTTCGTCCCGGTGATGGGCGCCTGCCCGTCGCACGGCGAATACGCGCAAAACTTCCTGGACTCGGAAGGCACGGAGCGCTGGCACGGTATCGGCTGCCCGGCCTGCGCGCGCCAGGCCGCGGTGGACCGGTTGCTGGAGCGCGCCGCGATCAGCCCCCGGTTTGCGCATTGCACCTTCGCCGGCTTCCGCGCCGACACGCCGGCGCAGCGCGCCGCGCTTGAGGCGTGCGAGGCCTACGCCCGCGAGTTCCGCACGAACCGCGAGCGCGGCACCTGCCTGATCCTGCGCGGCAACCCCGGCACCGGGAAGAACCACCTCGCCACCGCCATCGCGCGCGCCGTGCTCGCCCAGGGCTTCACCGCGCTGAACGCCACGGCCTTCGACATCATCGACCGCATCCGCGAGTCCTGGAACCCGCGGTCAACGGAGAGCGAGGCGCAGGTGGTGCGCCGATTCGCGGAGATCGACCTCCTCATCATCGATGAGGTGGGCCGGCACTACCAGGCCAAGGACGGCAGCGACAGCCTGGAGCTGTTCAAGGTCATCGACCAGCGCTACCGCGCCGTGCTGCCGACCATCGCCATCAGCAACCTCGACAAGGAAGGCCTGCAGCGCGCGCTCGGTGCCGCCGCGTACGACCGCCTGCGCGAGGGTGGCGCGCGGATCGCGAACTTCGACTGGGAGAGCGCTCGTGGCGGCTGAAAGCACAGCTATGGTGCAGAAAACTACAGGTGAAGCCGCCCCCGCCCCCCGAGATTCCGAATTGCCGGTTTCAGCACACGATCAAGACCCCGGCCGGGCCGGTGGAGGTGGAGTACGAGATGCCGCCGCCGAAGAACATCGAGCAGTTCCTGACGATGTTCGAGACGGTGGTGAAGCACTTCCCGCCCAGCCA